GGAAAGCGGCAATAAATAGCACGGCTGCCGCGAGTCGCTTAATTGCGATCCTTTGATCGAGTGAACATAATTCCTCCTAATCAAGAGCTGCGAGGCCCTCTGGGGTAATGGCACAGACCATCTGGGATGATCCTGCGGATCCGATCCGCGTCTTTCCTGTGTTCACAATATAACCAGCGGAACGAAGTTCGGAGCACCGTTTCCAGTAGCACCTTGAGCGCCTGATGAGCCCTGATCGGGCTCCAGCCTCTTCATCGGTGAGGTCATGGTTCCGGTATTCCATGAGTAGGAGCATCGCTTGAGTAACGCGCCGAGGCTTGACGTCGGTAGCGCCTTGGATGCTCGTGGGGTGGTCTGGGACTCTATGCAATGGTGCATGGAACAGAGTGCCTGGTTCCCATTCGTCGGGTCGAGTAATTTTGCCTGCCATTAGTGCCTCCGTAGTAGGGATAGAAGGTGACGCTAGAGAACTTACACGATCGGTGTGACGAAAGTGTGGATTGTGTTTTTCCAAGCCTGCACAATAAGTCGAGGGTTCTGGGCGAACGTCGGTGAGACCTCTATGTGGATCCAATATCCGCCTGGGCCTCCGTTGCTTTCGGCGTCCCATTCTTTCCAGCCTGGCTTGCCGTCACGATTACAGCGGAAACCTCGCCCATGACTTCCCCAGACGTATTGGTGGATTTCCTCGATGCCGAGGGCGACGTGGTTATCGGCGAGCCAATCACAGATCTCGGTAACGAGTGCCTGCTGGGTTTGTTTGTAGCCAGCGTCGAAGGCGCGTCCTGTGCCGTGTACTGACAGCATTGTTGATCCGCGCATGGGTCGGTATGCGTAGATCCCGAGGTTTTTGAAACCCCATTTAGTGCTGAGGATGTCTAGAAGTTTGCTTGCTCCTGGGGTGGCTTTGCCGTTTGCGCTGGCGTCTTTATTTCCTGTGTACGGCATTGCTGTACTTTTTGGAGCTGCTTTAGGCGTTGTCATCTTTTTCCTTTTGGTGTTTCAGGCCGTTGGAGGCAAGTACGCCTGCAAGTGATCCTGTGAGAAACATCATCATCGGGGAAAGCAGGCTCCAGGCGCTCTTGTCATTGTCTGAGACCTCGAGGGGCTGGGTGACAAAAAGGAGTCCGTAGAGCAGAGCTGCTGTGGATAGGAAGAACGTGATCGACAGCGTGATGCCGACGATGAGGATGAGACGCGCTTTGATTTCGTCATTGTTCATTCGTGGGCGTAGTGGTGGGAGTTTCATGGGCAACGGTTTTCTAGTGCTCGGGTAGATCCGACTGAGGCGGTGTCAACGGTGATGGTGGTTGAGCGGAGGGCTTTGTTTTTGGTTAGTGGGGGGCAGTTGACGCGCTCACGGTCTCCGCACGCTACGAGGATTGACGCAAACAAAAGCGCCACAAAACTAATCCGCCACAACACTGTTTACCTCTGTAGGCGCTGGAAGTTCTGCTATTTCTTCATCGGTCATGTCGCGCTGGCCATACGTGCCATCGTCCAAAATCGTTGCTATCTGTGGTCTCATTATGCCGTCCTGTATCCTTGCAAAATCCATCTACCTGTATGTGTACCGAAATCGTAGGCAACTCGTAATCGGTCGTATGCCGATGTTGTGCCGTTTGAGCCACCAATAAAATATGTGGTGGCTTCGCCAACTGAAAAACCTACCCCGTTGAAAGTAAGTCCACCTCCTGTTAAGGCGTACATATCAAATGACCAGTTTGCAGTCGCGGCCGCGCTGTCCGAGTTACCCCAAAGCCACTGAGCACCGTTATTGCGAGCAAACGCTGCGCCAGTGCCACTTAAATATGTTGCATAGCCAGCGCCTTCGTAATAACCAGTTGTTATGTTTGTAGTGTTGTTTCTTAAGTTTACGTTCATTGTCCCCATACCAATTGTGTCAACGCGCCTAGTTTGGATAATGACTCGATAACCCGTAAAGGTTGAACTAAAACCAGTTATGTCAAAAGCAGTCACGGCAGCAAAAGTGCTGCCTGCCACATAAACAAGCCCGCTGTTTGCTAGGTACGTGTTTGTGTCTGAAGCGGTCAACACTTCGCCAGTAGTAAAAGTCTTTATAGCCATTAGTACCCCAGTCTATTTGAGTCAAGTTTGCCGAAAACGTCATCGTTTAATATTAAATACGCGTTCTGTTCAGCCGGCGAAAAATACATTGTTACATAGGTTTCGGACACGTCGCCAGAGTATGTGTAGCCTTCGAGCACGCAGTTGTACGTTGTGCCTCGGAATGTGACCGTGTAAACACTGCCGATGCTTAACGTAACTGGCGGTATTGGCGCGGTTGTTGCGTTTAAGAATATGCGCGCTGAACTTATTCGAATGGCTGGCGACTTATAGTTATTGAGTAGATAGTTGGCGTAGTCAAGCGCTTGGCCAGTTGAGTTGTTCAGCGTGTTTACGGTGTATGTGCGATATGGGCTAGAGCCTGTTTGCACTGTTTGAGCTGCGTAGGACTCGGGGCTTACCGTTACTTGGGTGTAAAAATTGTCGGCTAGAGACGTAAAAGTAAGGTCTTGGTAGTTAGCAAAACTGGCGTCGTTAGCCACGTCGGAAAGGTTGGCGGGGCCGTTTAAGCCGCTAAACGGGCTAATTAGAAATAAGCCAGAGGCTCTGTCTTCGAGCAGGCGGCCGTTAAGTGTTAAAGCTACGCGGTTAATCCAGTCGCCCCAAGTGCTACTAATTGTGGTTGCTGGCATGTTTGGCACTGCGACAGTGGAAGCCCACGTGTTATTAAAAGAAATTGTGTATCCGCTTTGTGTTGTTGCTGTAGCAAATTGGGTGCTAAGCGAACCGGCCGCCATTGCGTAATTAAGCCCAGAAACGCGCCCAAAATCTGCTAATTGGCCTTCGAGCGTAAGGTTTAAGTAGTCTGCGTTACCTACTGAACCGACGTAAGGTATGCCGTATGTGGTTACAGCGTTGGCTAATTTGCCTATAAAAACGTCGTAATCGGTGCCGTTGTAGTTTAGTCGTATGCGCATTTCAACACCGGGTACTAGCGCGGTAATTGGTGAAGCGTAACCGTTTGGGTACCGTATAACTGCTTGTGCTGTGCTGGCGTTGTATTGGTCGAGTTGATGTTGTCGGCCTACATTTACGGTGACGTTTTGGCCGTTTGGAATAGTGGTAAAAACGCCGCCACTAATGTACTGAACCTTAAAATACGGCGGCATTAGTAAATGTTGCTTACTTTGATGGGCACCGAACCGTTTTGACGCATGTAGGCACGTAGCGCGTTTACTACTGCGTTCGGGTCGCCGCCATTTACGTTAATAGTGACGCTTGATGAGCTGACGTTGCCGCCACCGAACCGTGACATATCGGCATTAGTGCTGGTGTTAATACTCCCAAGCACTGGCCCAAATGGGTTTGTCTGTAACTGCGGGGTGCCCCCACCCATGACGGTGCCCACGTTTTTATTGAACTGTTCGCCAATAGCCGCAACGCTGGCGGGGTCGACAGCAAACTTAAGCAAAAACTCGGTGTTTTCAATGACGCTGTTAACACCGTTTACTATCGCTTGCGCTTGGTCAACACCAGACTTAAACCACTTGTCGGCAGTCAACTTGGCGATACGGTCGGCAGCTGCGTTTACGGTGCTAGAGATACCTACAAGACGGTCTATTGACTCTTTACCGCCGGCAAGAAGCCCGTTAATTATTTCTAAGCCTACGTCCGCGCCAGAGTCAAGGATTGACTGCAATAGTGCTGGGTCGTCTAAACCTGCTGCAATAAGTTTTTCTATGCCGGTGGCAAGTTTGCCGGCCTTGGTGGCTTGCTCATCGAGCACCCCAAAAAACGACTTTGCGCCTTCGCTATCTGCTGCCGTGGTCCATGCTTCGCCCACATTGAATATGCCGCGCACCACGTTTGCTGTGGCGTTATAGAAGTCTTTGTAGTTGTCTGTGGCTTTGGTTAGTTGCTCATTGGCGCGCATCAGCGCGGGGCTAAAATTGTCTTTAACTGTCTGTACTGCACTGTCGTAGGACTCTTTGAGTTGACGTACTGCCTCAGCGTGCTTGCTTGTCGCCTCTGCGGCGCGTTTAGCGGCCTCTGACGCCTTTTTAGTGCTAGCGGTACTCTTCGCCATTTCGGCATTGGCTAAACGTTGTTGCTCAATGTCTACGGCTTTTTGATAGTTGGCGCGTTTCTGGTCTTGGTCAAGTTGCAGCAACGTGTCCGACCACGCTTTTGTGTTGGCGTAGGCAAGCGCTAAACCTTCGTTGGTTTTGTCTAGGTCGGTTTGTAGTTTGCCTAAACGGAAACTAGAACCAGTAATAGCGGCACCCAAGTTGATAATGCTTGACCCGAAGTTGGCAACGTTGACGCCTGCCTGTTTTAGTTTGTTGCCGAAGCCGTCGGTTTGTTTAACGTTTTTATTTATTACGTCTAGCAATGCTTGTGCCGGGTCAATGAAACGGCGTAGGCGGCTACCGACTTCGCTGAGTACGCCACCAAGCCCGCGGTCGTCCATAATGCGTATGAGTCGGTCTACGTAGTCAAGAAGTTTGCCTAGGTATGGCAGTACGCGGTAACCGATTGTCTCGACCATTTCGTCGAAACGTATTTTTAGTATTTGTAGACGGCCTGAGTATGTGCTGGCGTTTGCGGCTGCTGCGCCACCAAACTGTGCGCTTAATGCTGCTTGGGCGGCTGCAAAGTCTTTTGTTTTAATAATGTTTTCGTCAAGCGGTACGCCCAACTTTTTAAGTGCCGTGAAATTGCCGTCATAAGCCTTACCGATAGCGGTGCTGACGGCCGTAAGGTCTTTACCAGTTGCGATACTGGCGTCAATACTGAGCGTTAAAAGCTCTTGGGCCTTAGCGGCGTCCCCAGTAAAACGCACCAAGCCGGCAAGTGCTGGCCGTAACTGGTCGTCGGCAACTCCCGTGGCTAACTGTGTTTGGTCAACAAACGCGGCCATGCTGTCTACAAGCGCTTGGTTTGGGCCAAGTGTTGCGCGTAATTGTGTCTCTAAAAGTTTGCTGCTTTTCTCGTCCTCAATAGCGGCTTTAGCCGCTAAGGCAAGGCCGCCAGCAAGAGAAGTGACAGCGCCAAGCGCCGGCACCATAGCCTTCTGTAATAGGAACCCAGACTTAGCGCCGAAACCTTGCAAGCTCTGAAACTCTTTTTTGGCAGCGTCAAAACCTTTCGTGTTTAAGCTTGAAATAATCGGAATGTTGATAGCCATTAGCGTGCTCTCGTTGTTACTAGGTTGCGATTAACAATAGTCATAACGCGCTGCACTATCTTGTCTACTTCTTCTTCGACGGCTGGTAGCACGCTTTCGGCGGCTGGTTGCAATGCGCGTGGTGCAGCTGCTGGGCCGACGTGTTCGCCTTCGGCTAAAAGGTTTGTCACGAACTGGCCGCCGCCGCGTATGCCTGCGTGGTCCCAGATAGCACCGGCGGCGTCACGTTGCTGTAGCACAAGCAGTTGGTATTGCGTGGCCTTAAAGTCGGCTGTACGGCCATTAGAAAAGGTTACGGTGCGTGCACGCTGGCCACGTTTGCCTACCACGGTGCGTATGCCAGCGAGAACACGGGTGCGTGACCAGCCTGTGCCGTCGCGGCCTTTAATCATGTTGCCGCGCACCATACCCGAGAGCGGGTCTTTAGTGGGGATAAACGAACGCGCAGCGGTCACAAGTCGAGTGCCCGCGCCAGCCTGAATATCTTTAGTTATCTGCCGGCGTAAAAGGCGGTCTACTTTGTTTATTTCGGCTAGTGCTTCTTGAATGCCGTATACCTGATAACTAGCGCTAGTGGGCATTTTGTTTGCGCTGCCTTTCAAGTATGTCTATAACGGTGGCGAGGTCTGGTAACTCAAAGTCTACAGTCGGGGGCCACCAGCCCGTGTGCAATAGAAGCTCGGCTAGTTGTCGCCGGACGGTACCGGCTCGGTAAAACTTTGTGGCTCGCTGTCTACAACTTCTAGTAGCTCAATGGTGTTAATAAACGCGTCGAGTGTGGCGGGTACGACAATGTTTGCGCGTTGGCTGGCGTCCCATGCCATAAAGGCTAGGTCTTCCATACCGACGCCTGCGCCTAGGTCACTGGCGCGACGCTTGAAGCGCCTTTCCCATGCGACAATGACCGCGAGGCTAGTGGTTACCTCGTAGGCGTTTTCGTTTTGGCGTTGAACTTTGAGCCGTAATTGCATGTCGGGCTACCTTTCGGGTTGGGGTTTGGTTATGCGCCGGTGGAAACGCTGTACGTTCCCCCGGTAAAGGTGATGTCGATAGCGTCCAAGGCGCCCAGCTGGCCGTTGACCAATGGCAAGGTTTCCATGTAAGCCGCGGTCAAAGTGTGCTCTGGGTTCGTAGCTGAGGTGCTGCCGGTGCTTGGTTTTACTTTGACGGTTACTTGTGTACCTACAAGGTCTTTGAGTGTGGCGTAGGTTTCGCTAGCTGCGTAAGAGTTGTAAAGCGTGACGGTCAATGTGTTGTTTGCAAGACCGCTTGTGTAAACGCGTGAAGTTGAACCAAAAGCAGTTGACTCTAAAGCCTCGACAACGCGTGTAAACACGGCGCTCGTTACTTGGTCGGTCATGTCTACCGCGTTGATGGTTACTACTGGGTTTGATAGGTAGGTGCTTGTAGCCATTTTGGGTTACTCCTCGGTTAGTTCTGGTTCTGTTTTAGCAGATTTTGACTCGGTTTTGGTGGACGTTTCAGCGAGGAAACCGCCAGCGATTAACGCCAGAATGTTTACGCCGTCTTTTTCAGCTGCGGCAGCGTCAAAGAAGTCGCCTATTTTGCCGAGCCGTTCACTTGAAATCTTAAACATTTTCGTACCTCACGAGGTTTGTGCTTGCATTGTAATTGTTAAATCGTAAGCCGGATAGTCTGCACCGCCGATTATGGCAATGGTTGGCCGCCCGTCCGTTAAACCAACATTAGCGCCAAGCACCTTGCTGGCGAGGTTTAGTAGCGACCGCTGGGCGTCAAGGTTGTTTGGCCCGAGAGTGATGCACCGTACCGGAAATATCATTTTTACAATGTTGTAGTTAAATGCCTCGAAAGTTGGCGCGTCAATAAACGCACATGGCGGGACAAGGTTGCGCGGGTCGTTGACAACTTGTAGCCCAGTAATAGCGCTGAGCGTGGTAGTGAGGTCGTCTAGAGCCTCGTTAAACAGGTCTGTAAAGGCCGCAGGCATGAGTTAAGCGACCTGTGGTCTGTCTATGCCAAGCAGTTGTTTTATGACGCCTGAGAGACCCGTAACCGATACCGCGCCACCGTCTCCAAAACTAGCAAACGAGTCAATAGAGCCACGTTGGCGGTAAAGCATTCCGCCGTACTGAATGGTTCCCAGTGTGACGTCACCGCTTGGGCTTACTGACGGCTGGTCTATCCAGCCGGACTCTTGACGTCGGCGAAACGCAAAAGCGTTTGCAGCTGACGCGCATTGCGTTAAAAAAGTCGTGTCGGCTGCCGTGGCGGTACCGATTCCTAACCAGTCTTCGATGTTTGCCGCGGTAATCCAAGTGCATGTAGGCTGGAATGTGAGTGTGCCGGTGGTTGCGGTGCGCTCGACATTTGCCGCCGTTAGACTAAACAAAACTTGGTTTTGTATTGGCCAGTCGTAATTAAAAAGCAAGTCGCCTTGGTCATCAGTGCCAATGAAATAAAACTGCGGGCACGCATACACGGTGCGCGTACCGTTGAATGTTGCATCAACGGACGCGACCGTAATACTGTCGCCGGGCTGTATAAGCGCGTTAGTGAGCAGTTGCAACACGCCGTAATTGTCAACAAGCTGCTTGTGCGTGATTGAGTAAACCGCCATGGCGGAAAACCGCCTTTCGGGTTATGCGTTTACGAGTTTGACAAACTTGGTTGCGTCTGCCATAAAGACAGCTGCGTAACCACGGAATGCAATAGTGCGGCCAAGCGTGCTTGGTACGTCAACCGAGATTGCACCTTTCATCTGTTCGTAGAACTCGAAACCAGCGGCAGCGCCGGCAGCGTGACCAACTACACCAGACAATGTGCCGGTTGAAGTTCCGCCCGCCATGTTCTTGTCAACTACGAGCGTCAAACCAAGTGGGTTGCCGTTCCATGATGTTGCAGACTGTGTGCCGGCTGCGTTGTAGCCACCAAGTCCGGGTGCGCCCACAAATGGGAATACAGGACGGTTCTGGTCGTCTACAGCCATACCGAGTTTTGCCCAAGTTACTGGCGACACGAAATAGTGTGTTGGCAAGTAGTTGCTGGTGTTTGAGATTTGGTATGCGGCCCCATAGATAGCCTCAACAATGTCTTGACCGGTGAAGCCAGCAAGTGTTTCAGTTTGTGTGGTTTGCGCAACCATTTGGTCTACTGCGTAGTTGTCGGTTGCTTGGCCATAGGCGATTGCTAACTGTTCGAGAATAATGTTGATTGAAGCGGGGTCTGACCAGTCCAAGTCTTGTTCTGACACGGTGACATATGTACCAAAGCTAAGTTTGCTTACGTCGTTGTTTGACACGACAACGGTTGATGGGTCGAGCGTGTTGAGCTGACCGGTTGGCTGCTGTGTGACTACTGGGCGTGTCGTGATGGTTGGACGACGGAATGTTGCGCCAGCGGTCGGCATTGCTTTTGTCCCAATTGCCGAAACGAAAGGCCTAATGGGGTTCAGCGAGTCATACACACTGCCGGTGATGACCTCGGGCAAAATACCGGGGGTGTCCGCCGTGGTGATGTTTGGTGCAGCTGCGTGAATGCGTGCATTCATTTCAGCAAACGCTGTGCTGCCTGCTGCCATTGCTGCAATATATTCGCTAGGTGTTGGCAACTTAAATTGTGGTTTAGCAGTTGCCCACAAAGGCGCGGTAGGTGTTGATGCCTCTACTACTGGTGCTTGGTTTTCCATGACGGGTGACTCCTCTGGGGTTTCTGTTTTTGCTTCTTCAATTTCGTTCTCGTCGGTGTCGGGTTCCGTCTCTACTGATGTTATATCAGACTGTGCAGCGATTTGGTGGATTTTCGCATCGGCAAATGCACCTTCGGAAACCATGCTGAGCTCTGACCAGATAGCGGCGGTGACGTGCATGACACCGTCAACCATTGTCCATTCTGTCGGTGTCGCGCCAACGCTTACCGAGTCGAGTACGCCGTCTTGTGCAAGTGTGAGCGCTTCGTCGCCGGCGTTAGTTGCCGAGATACGTGCAGCGAACATGACGCCTTCGGGTGTTTCTACTCGCTCGGTCACAATGCCTATGGGTTTGGTTGAGTCGTGGTACTGCATGAGTTTGGGCGCTGGGCCGTCGACTGGCAAACTACCGGGCATGAATAAAACTTCTTGGCCGCTAGAAGTACGTGCTGCTTTACCGTATGGGGCGGCTAAACCGTAAATGGTGCGTTTTGGTGCGCCGCCTTTTGCAGCTTCTACAGTGAAGGAACTTGGGGTGAACCTAATCATTCATAACCTCGCTTGGGGTGTCCATTGGATTTCGGGTTGGGCTGGGCGTTTCCACCACGTCTTCTACGTCTACTTCCCCCATGTACGACTCACTGAGGTAGGCCTCTACGTCAAACTCGACATAAGTGCCGTGGGGTAATACGTTGTCGCTAGACAATGTTTGAGCAATGCAGTCAATAAAAGCCTTGGCGCCAAACAAATAAAGGTCGGCGCGAGCGCCTTGGCTAGTGGTGTACTGGTAACTGCCTTGGTCAATGCCGGCAAGGTAGTTGGGGATATTGGCGGCGCGGCATAGTTCGCGGGCTTGGAAGTCGCGCGACTCGACTAGCAGCATGCGGTCGGGTGTCGCCGTCGTGGCTTCGTAGGTCAAGTACTCGTTGAGTGCTGCGGTTTGGTTTGTCATACGCGCTTGGTTAAAAGCTGCTGCCATGTCGGCTAATTCTTGGCCGCTCAAAGGCTCGCCACCAACCTGACGCAAAACGCCCGCCGGTATGGCACTTTCCGCATTACGTCGTGCGCTGTCCTCTAGTCGAAGCGCCGTCGTAATGGCTTCGCTAGACGTATACAACAAACCTTGCACAGGTGACAAAAACTGCACCAAGTTCTCGGACTCAATAGGCAAACCCGAGAAATAAACCTGATTAGATGGGCCGAACCATACGGGGCCCGACTGGTCTTGAGTGGTAACCATCGCAGCTGGGAGACGCTCAAATGAAGCGGGGTACCCGTCGGCAGTGCGCGACTTGATGTACCAGAATGCGCGACCGTAAAAGAAAAGGTCGTCAAATGTCCACGACAAAATAAAGTTGTTTGTAACGTTTGGGTCTATACGGGCAAGCCATGCGCGGGGGGCAAGTGACACGGGTTCCATGTCGTCGCCGTTCCAAATGTCTCGGTACATTTCAAGTTTTAGGCAACCAATGACGCTGGCCATAAGGTCACGAGCGCGGCTAATGGTCGGGACGCGCATAGCAATTTGGCGCATTTCGCCATTGGTGTAGGCGTAAAAGTTGTTTATTTGCGACGCGCCAGCATTAGCACCACGGCCATAACCGACCGCTGCTTTTATCTCTGGTTCCTGCGATACACCGACCGCGGCAACTTTGTTACGTCCAAATAAAGCCATGCCGTTATCTTGCCATTTCTTGTGCGTGTAAATGTGGATAACCGACCAAATCCCGACGAGATGGCCGGCTGTCCACCAGTGAGTGTACTACCTGCTGATAACAAGTAAAGGCTTGCCGGCAGAACTTGGGCGCGACTCCAATGCGGCGGCCCATACCATGCACCGCGCTAACTCGATAGGCCCCGGACTGCGGGTAGAGCTGAGTGCCACACTGCCTTGGTGTTTAATCATGACGGCGCGCTCGACGTGTTCGGCTAATAGTTTTTCGCCTGTTTGACCTATGCGGTTTTCTACAATGAGTGACCGTACAGCAAGAGTCCATTTGAGTAGCTCACGGTAGCCGACGATGGTGCGGCGACGCTCATGCTTAGGCGGGCAATGGGTTTCTAATACCGGGGTTATTGCAATACGCAACTGCGGATTACGTTCTACTTCGCGCTCGACACACGCCCACATTTCGGCCATGTTGTCAACATCAAAAGCGGTAGTTATAACAGTTTTGTTTTCTACGCGTACAGCGCGCACACCCACATACCGGGCTTCATCAATGGACTGCTCAATAGCAAGTACACCGCCGGCTGGGACTTCGCCTTCATATAAGCACGCTTCCCATAAACCGTTCTCTAACCAGCCCGAGTGTGAGCTAGTCCAAGTGTTGACCGACCCGCGTAGAAATGCGTTGCGGTTTGGTGCCTTGGCTTCGGCTTCAATTACTGACATGTCGAGTGTGTGACCTAGCGCTGGGTTTGCGTACTTCCAAGCCTCGGGTGTCATTGGGTCAATGTTGCTTGGTGGGCTGAACTCTGCAAAATACAACGGGCCGCGGTCGCCGGCGTCAATAGCGCGTATGCCTTGCTCGCGCCAACGCAACATAGCCTTTGACTCTGGGGTGCCGGCAGTTGACCACATAGACATGAGCGGGTTTTTTCGTGCGCGCTGGGACGGTAGCAAACCTTCGTCAATGGCGGCCTCGGAAACTGACCACACTTCGTCTACACAAATAAGGTCGGCACTGTAACCGTGGCCGGCTTGTGGGGTCGCAGCTCTGACTAGCCATGTGCTGCCGTCTGGCATTTCTAGGTTCATGCGGCCGTATGACCACGAAATCTTGGCATTGAACTTGGCACCAAGAATAGGCGCAAGGTACTTGAACAGCGCGGTAGATAAGTCGAGTTGGTGACTGCATGTAATGACCGTTTGGGGTTTGCCACGGTTGCCGCCTTGAGTGCAAAGCCACCAGCCGATGAGTGCGGCCATTGCAGTTGTCTTGCCGTTCTGTCGCGCAACGCTCACCAGCGAAACACGGTTAACAAAGTCGCCGTTGGGTTTCATTTCGGTTTGCCCGGCAATTACTCGAAGCTGCCACGGTTGCAATTTGACGCCGAGAACCTTCTCAGAGAAATCCCCAATGTCTGCCGCGAACGATAGCGCCTCACTGTTAGTGGTCGTTTCTAGTCTTGGCTGGTCGTGGCCAGTTACCGCCAGTTCGCTTGTTTCCGCCAAAAATAGAGGATTTAGGAC